GAAGAAGTCGAAGTTTCAGAAGATGAACTCCTAAGCGGATACAGTAGGACAGCAGACTATACTAAAAAGACTCAGGCTTTGGCTGAAACTCGGAAGGCCGTAGAGGCTGAAAGAGGATTAGTTGAAGAATCTAAGAAGATGCGTGATCTTTACGCACAACGCTTAGAGGCTATCGAGAGTGTTCTACAAAGCCAAAGCAATGTAGAGAACTTGCAAGAACTAAAGGAAACCGACCCTATAGGTTATGCAATAGCGGTAGCAGAGCGTAGTGAGAAGGAAAAGCAACTTCAAGCCGTACAAGCTGAAAGACGAAACCTTGCACAACAGCAAGATGCCGACAGACAGCAAGCATTACAGAAACATCTTGCAGAGGCAGCAGAGCAACTGAAAGAGGCTATACCAGAGTTTAGGGATGCAGCTAAAGCTGAAATTGTGCGTAGGGACATTCGTACTTATGCAAAATCAATCGGATTTAGCGACCAAGAACTAGCTCAAGTGTATGACCCAAGAGCAGTTAAAACGCTATACAACGCAATGATGTACGAAAAGCTATCAGGTAATAAGGGTGCAGCCGTCAAGAAAGTACAGGATGCGCCAAAGGTATTAAAGTCTGGAACTTCCAATCCTGGCAGCTCTCAGAATGAACAAATGAAAAAGCAGTTTTCTCGCCTACAAAAGACCGGCAAGAAGGCTGATGCAGCAAAACTTTTTGAACAATTTATTTAAGGAATTTAAATCATGGCAACATATCAGGTATATCAATCAATCGGCAATCGTGAAGATTTGTCCGATGTAATCTATTCTATCTCCCCAACAGATACCCCAATCATGTCATCTATTGGCAAGACTAAGGCTACTGCTGTTTACCACGAGTGGCAGACTGACTCATTGGCAGCTAACACTACTGCTAATGCTTTAGTTGAAGGTGCAACTGCATCTGACATTACTGTAACTCCTACAAGCCGTTTGGGTAACTATACTCAGATCGTTGGTAAGACAGTTATGGTTTCTGGCACTTTGGAAGCAGTAGATAAGGCTGGTCGTAAGTCTGAGAAGGCTTATCAATTGGCTAAAGTATCTTCTGAGATCAAGCGTGATATGGAAACTATCATCACAGCTAACCAAGGTCAATCTGCTGGTAACACATCTACAGCTCGTACATTAGGTGCTTTGCTCTCATACATTAAGAGCAATACAAGCAAGAATGGTACTGCTACAACTGGTGTAGACCCTGTAACAGTTGGTGTTTCTACTCGTACAGATGGTACAACTCGTACCTTTACAGAAGCAATGCTTAAGACTGTTATTGCATCTGTGTTCACTAGCGGTGGTACACCTTCAACTCTGTTTGTTAGCCCAACACAAAAGCAAGTAGTTTCTGGCTTTACTGGTTTGGCAGCACAGCGTTACCAAGTGCCTACAACTGGTCAAGCGACAATCCTAGCTGGTGCTGATCTTTATCAGTCCGACTTTGGCGTATTGTCAATTGTTCCAGATCGTTTCATGCGTAGTCGTGATGCCCTCATCCTCGATCCTGAGTATGCAGCATTAGCTTTCTTACGCCCATTCCAAACTAACGAGTTAGCTCGTGTTGGTGATGCAGAAAAGACACAAATCTTGGCTGAGTTCACATTGGAAGTTCGTAACGAGGCTGCACATGGCGGTGTTTTCGATCTGTCATAAGTAATGTAGAATAAGGGGATTGGGAAACTGATCCCCTTTTCTAGGAGAATGTATGTCTGATTTAGGCAAAAAAGGCAATCTCGGTGTAGTAGATGGTGTTATCCGTACTGCTTATGCAGATGGTGATGGTGGAATAGTTATCAAGTCTGAAGTAGATTTAACTGATTTTGCGGAACATACTAAGGAACAGTTCAATGCTAGAAGTTCTAAAACTGGCTGGGGTGATAACATATATGACCCTAAAAATAAAATTGCTTCAATTCCTGCTGAGATTATTAACACCCTCAACAGAGAAGGCATAATGCGTGGTTACCACATACTAGACCAGAAGGCCTTAGTAAAGTGGTTGAATAACCCTGATAACAGAGTATTCCGTACCAGGGGTGGCACAGTATGAGGATAGGTATCTGCGTTCCAGCAAGGGGACAAATAGAAATATCCACATCGTTTGACTTATCGGCATTAGTTAATTACACAGCAAAACAGACGAAACACGATATTAACCTGTACACATCTACAGGCACATTAATATTCGATCAACGCAATGCGTTAGTGGACTCTATTGTTAATGAGCGTTGCGATTACCTAATGTTTATAGATGCTGATATGCGCTTTCCAAAAGATGCGCTTGTTCGGCTTTTAAAGCATAATAAAGACATTGTTGGCGTAAACGCTACTACTCGCTCAGAGCCAGTAAAGCCTACTGCCAAAAACATTAATTATGAGGAAGATGGTTCTGTATCTTGGCTGCCTGTTTATTCCAATGTTAAAAAAGGAATAGAGAAGGTAGATGCCATAGGGTGCGGTGTCATTCTCATTAAAAACTCTGTATTTAAAAAGATGGAAAAGCCTTACTTCTACTTTGAGCAATTGCCAAATGGGAAGTTATTAGGCGAGGATATTTACTTTTGCATTAAAGCAAAAGATGCAGGAATAGACACTTATGTGGATCACGATCTCAGTTTAGAGATAGGACACATAGGTAATTACACATACGGCTGGCATAATATTGAGGTGTCCTAATGGGCTTTGCAACATACACAGAACTAAAGACTTCGATAGCCAACTATCTAGGTCGATCAGATTTGACTGCGGTCATTCCTGATTTTATTACCTTTGCAGAGATTCGACTGGCTAGAGAGATCCGTACTCGCCAAACACTTAAGTCTGCTACAGCAACAATGACATCTGGTGATTCTACTGTTGGTCTGCCTACAGACTTCTTAGAGATGAGAGATATATTTACCCAAGGCAATCCAAGAAACACTATTAGCTACTTATCGCCTTCCTTGTTCTCTCGTAATGCTAGGGCTGGTGAGTCTGGTCTGCCTGTGTATTACACCATTATTGGCGATGAGATCCAGTTTGCTCCAACTCCTGACTCGGCTTATGTTGTAGAGATGATTTACTACTACAAGCCAACACCATTATCTACAAGCGTAGCTACAAACGAGTATCTAGCTAACTTCCCAGATGCTTTGATTTACGCATCTTTAGCAGAGGCAGAGCCTTATCTTATGAACGATGCCAGAGTGCAAACTTGGGCTACCTTATACGATAGAGCTACTTCTGATATTAACGGCTCAGACGAAAGCTCAGAGTACGCTGGAGTACCACTAACAATGCAATTAACATCACGATAGGAAAATCATGTCTGCAATCTCAAACTACCTAGAGAACGCATTAATTAACGCTACTCTACGCAATACTACTTTTACATCCCCAGCTACAGTCTATGCTGCGCTGTTTACTTCTGATCCAACTGAGGCTGGTACTGGCACAGAGTGTACTGGTACTGGTTATGCTCGCAAGGCCATCACCTTTGCTGCTCCTTCTAATGGAGTAACAACTAACTCTGCTGCTGCTGTTGAGTTTGACCAGGCTACAGGCTCATGGGGAACAATTACTCACTTTGCAATCTTTGATGCGCTAACAACTGGCAATATGTTGTACTATGGTGCGCTGACTACATCTAAGACCATCTCAAGTGGCGATGTATTTAAGTTTGCTACATCTAGCGTATCAGTAACTTTAGCTTAAGCCATGTCTACTCTTGTAACTCGTGCTGGTAAAGGATCGCCTCTTACTCATAATGAGGTAGATGCTAACTTTACAAATCTAAACACAGACAAAATTCAGTCTGGCAATACTGTTGCTGCGCTAACTATTACCTCTGCAACTGTTACTGATTTAGCTGTTACAGGAATAACTAGCTTTGATGGCGCACAAGGAACTGCTGGTCAAGTATTAACTTCTGCTGGTACAGGGAATACTCCGACATGGGCAACAGTATCAGGCTCTATATCGGTAACTGGTGGAGATTTAACTCTATCAGGCAATACTGGTACTGCAATCACCAATGCAACCCTAGCAACTGTTAATAGTAATACAGGTGCTTTTGGTAGCTCTAGCTCTATCCCAGTCATTACAGTTAATGGTAAGGGATTGATTACTGCGGTATCTACATCTGCTGTAGCTGGTGGTCAATACTTTGGCTCTGCTGCTACAAAGGCTATTGCTTATAACTCTACAAGCATTGCAGAGAACATTACAACTACAGCAGGTAATAACTGTTTATCTGTTGGGCCAATAACAATCGCATCAGGGTTTTCTGTAACTGTTGCATCAGGACAAAGGTGGGTAATTCTATGAGTATTGTTCTTCAATCTACTGGTGGTGGTTCAGTTACTATCAACGAACCTACTACGGCTAGTAACTTCACACAGACACTTCCAGCCGTTACAGGTAATGCACTTGTTTCTACTGCTGTTTCTGCTTCAATATTAGGAACAGTAACTAATAAAATTGCTATCAATATTGATGGCACAGTTTATTATTTATTAGCTAATACATCAGGAACTTAATATGCCATACGGAACAGTAAACGCTGATGTAATACAGACTTCTACTAGCGGTGGAATACTAGGTGCTGGTAACGCTTCTATTATGAAGAATCGCATTATCAATGGTGCGATGGTGATTGCACAAAGAACAACAAGTGCGGTTACTGCTAATGATTCTTATGCGGTAGATAGATGGAATATTGGCAACTCAACTGATGGTGCTTTTTCTGCTATTCAAGATTCTGATGCTCCTGTTGGTTTTAACAAGTCAGTTAAATTTACAATTACTACTGCTGATGCTTCTGTAACAGGAACTCAAGGTTTGTTTATGGTTCAACCCATTGAAGGGTTTAATATAGCCGACTTAAATTGGGGAACTGCAAATGCTAAAACAGTTACTTTATCTTTTTGGGTTAAATCAAGCGTAACTGGAACATTTAGCGGTAGTTTAATGAATGGCTCTGTCAATAGAGCATATCCATTTACATACACAATTTCCTCTGCAAGCACTTGGACACAAGCAAGCGTTACTATTGCTGGGGATACTACAGGAACTTGGAATACAGATAATAGCGGTGGTATTCTTCTTTATTTTTCTCTTGGGACAGGCTCAACAAGACTTGGAACTGCTGGTGCATGGTCTGCTTCAAGACTACAAGGTGCAACTGGTGAAACTGCTTTAGTAAATACTGTTAATGCAACATGGTTTATTACTGGTGTTCAACTAGAAGTAGGAAGTAGTGCTACTGGTTTTGAATACGAGAATTACACATCACTTTTAAGCAAGTGCCAACGCTATTATTGGAAAAACATTCCATCAGGAACAAGTGCTGGAATTGCTTTAGGAATGGTTGAGTTTAGTGGAACTCCTTTTACTGGTTTTGTTATTCAATTTCCAGTTCAAATGCGTTCTGCACCGTCATTTAATTATTCAACTTTAAATACTTTTGCTGGTGCTATTAGTAGTGCAAGAGGTTCTGATTCAGGAAACATGAGTGGAACTTATCAGTTATTTCATTCAGGTGGAACTGCCACAGGATATGCAAATATATTGCGTTCTGCTACTGGTGGAACAGGGTACTTAGATGCTTCTGCGGAGTTATAAAAATGTATAAATTATCTTTCAATAACACAAGTATTATTCGCCTATCAGATGGTGCTTGCATCCCATTCGACCCAGACAACACAGACTACCAAGAATACCTAAAATGGGTAGCTGAAGGCAACACACCAAAGAGTGCAGAATAATGGCTATAACAATTGACGGAACTGCTGGTATTACCTTTCCTAATAGCACTACACAAGCAGGTGGTGCTTTTGTAGCAGGAACTTCAAGTGCTATTACTAGCGGTACTTCTGTTGCTTCTACATCAGGCACGAGTATTAACTTTACTGGCATACCCTCTTGGGTTAAAAGAATTACTGTAATGTTTAATGGTGTTTCAACCAACGGTAGTTCTGTAGTACAAGTTAGATTAGGGACTGCTTCAGGAATAGAAGCTACTGGATATTTAGGGGCATCTGCCACTATTCAAGGAACAGTTACAAGTGGTGTTAATTCTACTGGTTTAAACCTTATGAATGGTAATGCTTCTTTTGTTACATTTTCAGGACAAATGATTATTTCTTTACTTACTGGAAATACTTATGCTTCACAGCATGTTATTGGAAACGCTGACACTATATCAACAGTTTTTCTTGGTGGTGGTGCTAAAGCATTATCTGGCACTTTAACTCAATTAAGAATTACTACAGCAAATGGTACAGATGCTTTTGATGCTGGTTCAATTAACATTCTCTACGAGTAAACCATGAACAAAATTGAAATCAATGTAGATGTTATTACTGGTGAAGTTACTCAAGAAGTTAGCCAATTTACTGCACAAGAACTTGCTTATTCTGAACAAGTAACTGCACAAACGGAAACTGCAAAAGCACAAACTGAAGCAACAAAGGCTTCTGCACTAGCTAAACTAACAGCATTAGGATTAACACAAGACGAAGTTAAGGCTTTGGTAGGCTAATGGCTTACGCAGATCAATATGTAGAGTATGGATACTGGGAATATATCTATGCAGTAGGAGATGTATTAGCTACAGAAGGTGCTGGTTCCATTGATGGCATAGGCACAATAAATGGCAGTCCTATTGCAATCCTATCTGGCATTGGCTCGATCAACGGAGTTGGCACTACATCTGCATTAGGCATTAGAGTACAGAATGGCGAAATTTCAATTAATGGAATTGGTACAGTAGATGCTGTAGCCATTCGGATACAAAACGCTGAAGGTGCAGTAATTGGTGTTGGAACGATTACAGGGCTAGGCGGTTTTGTTGCTAGTGCTGATGGATCAATAATTGGAATTGGTACAGTAACGGCTAATGGTGGTTTAGTAGTTTCTGCAAACTGCTCAATTACAGGCATAGCCTCTATAATTGCTATTGGATACCGAATTGGAGAAGAATGGAGCAATTCTTCTGTAGGCTCTAATACTTGGACAGATGCAAGCGTTACAGGAAACACTTGGACAGACAAAACAACAGGAAGTAATACATGGCTACCTCAATAGTAGAATTTGGCGAATGGTTACCAGACCAAGCTGGAATAACTGGCTCTATACAGGATGCCTATAATGTTGTTCCCCAGGCAGTAGGTTATGGCCCATTCCCAAATACAGTAGATCTATCAGCAGCAGCCGATACAAACCTTAACAATGTATTTGTTACCAAGTATGGTGGAACTACTACTTTATTTGCTGGTAGCTTTACAAAACTCTACAAGTTTGACTCTACAGATTTAAGCATGGACAATGTATCTAAGTCTGGAAACTATACAGGCACAAATCGTTGGATGTTTACCCAATTTGGGCCATCCCTTATTGCTGCTAACGGAGTAGCAAAGCTCCAAGTATTTAATCTAGGTAGTTCATCATTATTTGCTGATCTAGCTGCTGCTGCCCCTGCTGCTAAGTTTGTAACTACAGTACGAGATTTTGTGGTGGCTGCTGGCGTTGCTGGAGAAGAAAACAAAGTCTATTGGTCTGATATTAACGATGAGGCAGATTGGACTGCTGGTGCTACAAGCCAATCAGATGACCAGGTTCTCCCTGATGGTGGAGATATTCGTGGCATTACTGGTGGCGAATATGGCTTAGTATTGTTAGAGCGAGCCATCTCTAGGATGACCTATGTAGGTGCGCCTCTGTTCTTCCAGTTTGATACTATTGCTAAAAACATTGGGTGCTATGAGTCTAACTCTGTAGCCCAGTTTGGAAACCTCACATTCTTCCTATCAGACGATGGATTCTATGTCTGTGATGGGCAGACAGTTACGCCTATCGGAGCAGAAAAGATAGATCGCTTCTTCTTTAATGTTGTAGATCAGTCTAAGTTAAATGAGATGAGTTCTACAATTGATGTAATCCGTAAATTAGTCATCTGGCAATTTACAGACATCTTTGCCCAAAAGCGTCTTATTATTTACAATTTTCAGACTAAGAAATGGTCTGAGGCAGAAACAACTTCTAGTTTCTTAGGTAGCGCAGCACAAGCTGGCGTAACCCTAGAAGGCTTAGATACCTTTGGAACAATGGATAGCATAGAAACTTCTTTCGATAGCCGTCTTTGGGCAGGCGGTAAGTTTGTTCTAGCTGGCGTAAAAGATACCAAAATTGTTACTTTTACTGGGGCTGCTAAGTCTGGCTACATTACTACAGGCGATCTAGGCAACGGCAATCAGTCAATCATTATGTTAGCCAAGCCAAAGGTAGACAATGGCTCTGCAAGCGTTTCTGTAGCCTCTAGAGCGTTGTTAAGCGAAGTCCCTAGCTTTGGTACTGCCGTAGCAGCAGACACAGAGAATAGGACATCCCTGCGCTCTGGTGGCAAATACCATAGAGTAAGGGTTTTCCCTAGCGGATCTAACTGGAAAACGGCTGCTGGAGTAGAGATTGACCTAGTACAACAGGGCGGTAGATAATGTTCCGTAGACTTCCCCCTGCTGGTGGCGATCAACGAGCTGTAGCCGAAATCGTCAATGGCATGATGGATGGTAAGACCAACAATACTGGGACTGTTACATTAGCCACAGGAAACGCAACAACTACCACTATTAGCGATCCTAGAATAAGTAGAGATTCTATGATTCTGCTAGTGCCTAAGTCTGCTGCTGCTTTTGCTGATACTGCACCTTATGGAGCTTTTCAAGACTCTACAGACCAAACAGCAGCAAGCACTACAGTTGCATACCCAATGACATTTAACACTACAGATTTTTCTAATGGTGTTTATTTGTCTAATAGTTCTAGGATGAATGTAAGAAATGCTGGTATTTACAATCTGCAATTTAGTGTACAAATAGAAAATACAGATAATGTGCAGCATGATGTAGATATTTGGTTTAGAAAAAACGGCACTAATCTTACAGCATCAAACAGTAAATTTACTGTTCCAGCAAGAAAAAGTGCTGGAATTTATGGTCATGTCATTGGAGCTATAAATTATTTTGTAGAACTTGTAGCCAATGATTATGTAGAAATTGTATGGCGCACAGAAAATACAGGGGTTTCGCTAGAACAAACACCAGCAGAATCTAGCCCAACAAGACCAGCAACACCATCAGTTATAGCAACAATGCAGTATGTAGCCCCTAATGCTATGGATAATGTGTATGTCAGCGCACAGACAAATGGCAGCGCAACACTTACTCATTTTGCCAATTCAACGGCTAGTAAAACTTATGGATATGTAATAGTTGGATAATTACCACTTTTCTACCAATTGTAGGTAAAATTATGGTATGCAAAAAATCTATGTGAAACCAGAGGATTTGAGGCTGTACTGGGATTATGTTAGAAAAGGTTTATTAAAGATTTTAAGTAAGACTCCTGAGGGGTGGATTCCTGAGGATGTATATGTAGAATGTTTCAATAACAAGGCTCTTTTATGGGCTTTCTCGCAGGACAACCGAATAGTAGGATTCTCGGTTCTGCAACCCCAAGGCGATAATCTACATATATGGTGTTCTTATTTTGAGCATAACCTCGACCCTTGTTGGCAAGCTCTATTAGAGATAGCCGAGGCTGGTGGAGCAAGTACAGTAACTTTTGACTCTCATCGTAAAGGATGGGATGTGATAGCAAGAAAATATGGGTTTAGACCTAGAAAATGGATAAAGGATATTTAACATGGGTGGCATAACACAAGCAGTTGGAGGAATCTTTGGCGGTGGTGGCGGTGGTCAAGTTCAAGAAAGAACTACAACTACTCGCAACGAAATTGATCCAATGCTCAAGCCTTATGTAGAGTTCGGTCTAGGCGAGGCAAGACGCCTATACGAAACACAAGGCCCATCTTACTTCCCAGGGCAGACTTATGTTAGCCCTACAGAAACTACCTTATCAGCATTACAAGCTGGTGAGCAACGAGCTGGAGCTGGAAGTCCATTACTAAGAGCAGCGCAAGCTGAGAACTTGGCTAATATACAGGGTCAATACTTAGGTGGAAACCCTTTCTTTCAAGGCGCATTTAATCCTGCTGCCAAGGCTGCTCAACAATCCTATTACGATGCTATCCAAAATGTAGCATCTAAAGCCTCTAGTGCTGGTCGCTATGGCTCTGGTGCTTATGGTCAATTGACAGATCGTGCTGGCGGTACTTTTGCTAATGCGCTTACTGATACTGCTGGCAAACTAGCTTATCAGAATTACTCAGACGAAAGAGCAAGACAGGCTGCTGCTACTGCTGCTGCGCCTGGCATGGCAGAGGCAGACTACGGAGATATTCAGCGTTTACTAGCAATCGGACAAGGTAGAGAAGGTTATGCTCAGACTGCATTGCAAGATCAAATCAATCGTTATAACTACGAGCAAAATCTGCCACAAGCCAAACTGCAATCATTCCTAAGTGGCGTATATGGCGCACCTAGTGGCGGTATCTCTACATCACAACAGCCTATTTACTCTAACCCAGGACAACAAGGTTTAGGTGCTTTACTTGGTATTGCTGGTACAGGCGCACAACTTTATAGTGCATTTAAATAATTATGAACTTTAATTTCCTAGATGATCTTTTTGGTGGGCTTGGCAGGGGTTTTGCTGATGTAGATAAATTTGTAGACAGAGAGATGCCATTTGATTCTGGATGGGGTGCGCCTGCTGCCGTTACTGCTGCCATTTTTGCTCCTCAACTAATTCCTTATTTTGCTGAAGCTGGAGCTGCTGAAGGAGCTGGAGCTGCTGCTGGAGGTGGTGGTTTTGGCGGTGCTGAAATGTTAAGTTCACTAGGCGGTAGTGGTGGTTCTTTTGGTGGCGATCTGTTTTCATTAGGTGGTGGAGCAGAAGGATCAATTGGTTCTGGTGGAATGAATAGTCTTTTATCTAGCTTTGGATTAGGTGATGGTGGCTCGTTTGCTGGTCAAAGTGCGTTTCAATTGCCTAGCTCTGCCTATACTCCAGAATATTTAAATATGCTTGCTGATTACCAAGGCGTAGATGCTGGCAATGCAGGATTATTTGACAGATTAACTGGTAATACAGAGCAAGGTTTATATCGCCAAGAAGGACTTGCTAAACAAGCATCTGGGCAAACATTAAAAGATATGTTGAAGAAACAAGCTCAACAAAAAGCAATTAGCCAATTAGGACAAAGTGGTTCTAAAATGCAACAACAAAACGATGCTCAACAAGCAGAACAAAACAGAATGGCTCAGTTGCAAGCAATGATGCGTAGAGGACAAGCGGTAGATACAACTACTGCACTACTTTCTTTATTGCAAGACAGAGAGCAACAATCAAGACAACCTAGAATATCTTTAATCTAAGGCAAATATGGCAACAATACCATCCTATTACGAAGGCTTACTATCAGAAGATGATATGTCATCTTTGCGCCTTCAATCACTTGCATCTGGATTACTAGGTGCAGGCAGAGCATTTTCTCAGGCTGGCGCACCATCTCTAATGCCACAAGGTAGTGGATTTGGTAATGCGCTACAAGGGTTTCAAGAGGGCTACCAAGGTCAAGTAGATTCTGCATTACAGAATATGCTAAGAGCTAGTCAAGTTCAAGAGATAGTGCGTAAGCAAAAACAAGCGCAACAATTAAATCAGATATATCAAGGTGCATATACCCCAGGCAAGCAAACTGCCATTCCTTCAGAAGTAGGCCCTGCTGTTACAGAAACACCAGCATCTTTTGATATGGCTAAGATTATTCCTCAATTGCAAAGACTTGGGCCTGAGGGTTTTGGTGCGCTTAAAGATATGGCTGATAGCACAAAGGCTTTGCGCCAACTTGGATTAATGGGTGGCGGTACTGGACAAGCTCCTAGCCCATTTGCAGCATATACACAAGCTACAAGCCCACAAGTAAGAACTTTGGCATCTCAATTAGAGCAAGGCTTTAAAACTGGTGTAATTGATGAGGAAACTGCTTATAAGCGTTTAGACTCATTAGCAAAAATGGAAGATTCTTATATTAGCCGTCAAATTGCTGCCGGTGAAAGAGCAGACAAACAGGCACAAGATAAAAAACCAACAGAAGGCGAAAAGAAAACAGCCACTCTTGCTGGTCGTTTAGAAGGTGCTTTAGGAGATTTGAGTAGAATTGATTTAGCTGCTCAAACCCCAGAGATTATTCCATCTTTATTACAAAAACTTTCATTTGTTCCTGGTGCAGAAATGGCTGCTGGAAAAGTAGCATCTTCTGAGCGTTTAAGAGCAGAGGCAGCGCAGTTAGATGCTTTAGATGCTGCACTTACACTTGGAACTGGTGCTGCATATACATCGGAACAGTTAAGAGGATATGCCAAGGCTTATTTCCCACAAGTAGGTGATACGCCTGATGTTATACAAGACAAAAATAATCGTTTTGCTAGAATTGTTACATTAGCTAGAGAGCAGTCTGGTGCTGCTGGAAAATCTATTGATATTGCTAGAGGTAAAGCAAAGACATTTGATA